TTTCGCGCACACCGCCTGGTCGCCGAGCCCGTCCAATGTTGCCGGGTCGGCGCACAGCAGGTAATCGAGTGCGGTGCGGTCTTCTCGGGTGAGGCACGCGGTTTCGCGGACGAGTAGAATCGACATGAAAGCAGGTGTAGGACGATGACGATCAAACCAGCAGGTCAGGCCGCAATTTACGTCCGGATCAGCGCGGATCACCAGGGCGAGGCGCTCGGGGTGCAGCGCCAAGAGGCCAAGTGCAGAGAACTGGCGCAGTCGCTCGACTATGAGGCCGTGCGGGTCTACGTCGACAACGACCTCACCGCCATGAAGGCGAACAACCGGCCCGAGTATCGGCAGATGTTGGATGACGTAAAAGCAGGCGTCATCACGGCGATCGTCGCGTGGCACCCTGACCGCCTCTACCGGCGCGCAGCCGACCTCGCCGAGTTCGTGGACGTGATCGAGAACGCCGCTATCCCTGTGCGCACGGTGACCGCTGGCACGGTCGATCTCACGACGGCGTCGGGGCGCATGACTGCGCGGATTCTCGGGGCAGTGGCATTGCACGAGGTCGAGCACGCCCAGGAGCGGATGATCGAAGCGAGCAAGCAGGCGGCACTCAATGGGAACTGGCGCACGCGTATACCGGTGTTCGGCTACACGAATGGTGGTGAGTCCGTGGTGGAGGCGGAGGCCGCAGCGATACGGGAGGGTGCGCGGCTGTTGCTGGCCGGAGGGACCACCGGAGAAATCGCACGTAGGTGGAACGCAGCCGGACTGGTGACGCGGGAAGGGAACAGCTTCACATCACGGAAAGTCGTTCACATCCTGCGGAATCCACGCTATGCGAACCTGTCGACCTACCGGGGCGAGATCGTCGGTGGGGGAACTTGGCACGCCATCATCGACGTGGAAACTCACCGCGCCGTTACCGGAGTACTCAACGGTCGGCGCACGGCGGCACGCGATCGGCGTTGGCAGGGCACAACGGTCTATCGATGCGGAAAGTGCGGAGAACCGATGCGGGTCACCTCCAACGGGAAGAAGGCGGCCAACTTCTACCGCTGCAGCACCGAGTCCGCTCATCTGTGGCGCAAACAGGACACCCTGGACGAGTACATCGATTCGTTGGTGATCGGCCGACTCTCCGCAGAGGACGCCCACCTGATTCTGAAGTCCGGCAATGGTGTCGATGTTCCGGCTCTGCGCGGCAAGCGGGACGGACTGCAGGCGAAACTGATCCAACTGACCGAGATGTTCAATGCCGACGAGATCGACGGAGCGCAGCTCAAGGTGGGCACGGCACAACTACGCGCAGACATCGCCAGCATCGACGCACAGCTCGAATCAGCGGCACAGCGCGACCCTCTGGCGGACCTCATCTGTGCCTCCGACCTCCAGAAACGATGGGAGAAGCTGAGCGCTGACCGTCGCGGAAAGATCATCGCGCTCTTGATGACGGTAACCGTTCTACCCAGCCCGCACGGTAAGCGCGGATTCGACCCCGACTTTATTCAGGTGGTGTGGAATAAAGCTTCCTGAATAACCGAAGAATGCCCCTCGACCATTAAATTTGGCTGGGGGCGTCCCTCTGTGCAGGGAAGATGTTATCAATTTTAATAACCACCTTTTTCTGGTACAGATGTCGATTTTTCTGGTAAATCTGTACCATTTTTGAGGTCATTTCTGAACTTCTGGTGGCAGGTCGCTGTTTTCGCCTCTAAACATGCAGGTCAGGACGTTTTTTATAGAGAGGGAAGGTTGGATGACCCGGGGTCAAGGCCCTCCCTGCGATCCCAGGTTTTGTACCACCCCCCATACCCTCAGCCACCAGGGCAAGGGAGCGACCATTCTTGTGTGCTGAGAAATGGATATCGAATTAGTTCGAATGTGTTTATGCATCCATTCTTTTGGTGCCATTTATCGTGCAGCGAATAACTCAGATCCATTTATCGTGTCTGCCTTTAGGGGGTCCTCGACACCCACACCACGGGGCCAGCCGGACGGACCACGAGGTGGACGACGGATCGTTTCGAGCTGTTCGAAGTCAGTTCAAAGCATTCAAGTTGTGAAAATGATTTTGTTTCAAACGAATTGAAGTGTTGATGTACTAATGTGCTTATGGCATAAGGGATATGGTGCATGTGGCATAGGCATAGGCATAGGCATAGGCATAGGCATATGGGTATGGCATGCACTACTACTAGGCATATGGGTAGTGGCATGGGTAGGTAGTGGCATTGGGTAGGTAGTGGTGTGCATGCATCAGTGTGTGTTGTGTGAGGTAGTCATCAGTCATGTTGGTATTCAACATAGTTGATATAGGTATGTAGTAGTAGTGCTGTGTCACAAGGGATATGAGTATGAGTGTGCATGTGCATATGGTGGCATCAGTGCAGAGGTGGGCACGCTGGACACAATCACCCTGAACAACTGCCCTAATGGTCCCAGTACCCTTAGTACCCGAGACCTGTGGCCAACACAGCAGAGATGCAACGTAGAAGCCTTGCGCTGTGCTGGCGAGGTAGTCAGTCATAGGTTGTTGTGTTGTTCGTTGTGTGGTGGATCTGAGGGGGCGCGGGGGGGTTACCTCGGATCACCTGTAGTAATTTCCTACACCTGAGGCACGAGAGGACCCCGACGTTTACAAATGTAAATACCCGACACCACGAGAGAGGACCCCGCCGACCGTGCGTGAATGGCTGAGGGCACACACACAATCAACAGGGTCCTCGACCCCCGAGGTTTCGAAAGCCAGGCCAGTGGACCTCTAGACCTCGGGGGTGTCTGTGTTGTGGGTTACCCTCACCAAGGCCCCGGTGAGAAAACCTTTGTGAGGGAACCACAAGCGGGTCATGATGCCGCACTTAGAAGGAAGCCGCCATACCCGCTACCCGGAGTAGCCCATCATCCCGTCGACATATTTAAGAGGACGAGCTACCCCGAGAGTCTTATCTGCGCAGCGAGTCCCGTGCCCGAACCGATTCGAGGAGCCGACGTCGATCGACCTCGGAGGTCCTGAGGTTGTCGAACTTGCTAAACCCCTTGGCATCTCGCCGCTTCTTCTCTTTGATCACGGATGTTGCGTGGTTGACAGCCATGGTCGCATCCCCTTACGAAAGTCGTCGGGGGCAATTGTGTGGCAAAGGCTGCCCACAGATTGCGCATCGCTTGACGTACAGATCCAGGTTGACAGCCATGGCGTCACTCGTCCGATGCCGGAACGTCGGGGGTCGCATACCAGGTGGCCACAGGAACCCCGTCCCGCGTGAACGGAATCCCCAGCCAGTGGTCGGAAGATAATTCCAGCTCTCCTGCAGGCTGATCCGCGTTGGATAACACGATGTCGTGTGCCTCCTTGAATCCCTTGCTGACCGGTGCCTTACGCATCAGAATCACCCGCGAATCCCGGTATCGACCACAAAAGCTGTCGGATGTGCAACCGCCACATCAGCTCTCAGGTTGGCGAGGAATGCCACGGCCCCCTGGTCCGCGTAGCGTTCGGTCAGCACCCTCAGCGTGAAGCCCGCACGGATACCGATGAGAAGCTGATTCCACTGCCCGGTAAAGATTTCCGAGGTGTCCGACGATGTGCCGGTGGTGCCGTTGACCGGGATCTGTCCGGTCGTCAGCAGCGGGAGTGAACCAGCCGGTGGTGCCAGATACTGACCGGTGGAGTCCTTCGCCTTCGAAAGCGACTGCATTGCACGAGGTGCCGCGATGTGCGCGTTGGGTTCGAAGTTCGCCGCCCGCACCGCCGCAGCACTGTCCAGCAGAAAATCGTGGGTCAGGCTTGCACCGTTGGCACCGTGGGCTGTGACTGTCACACCAGCAGTATTCTTGATACCCAACGGTGTTGCGCCGGTACCGTCCCCACGGAGTGCCGCGAGATCCAATGCCAGTGCGATCTGCTGGGCGAACGAATTGGCGATGACATCGGAGGCATTCGGACTGGAGTCCTGGAACAATTCGTTGGAGATCAGGATCAGCCGGTCGAGCGACTTCGCCGTCAGGGTCACCGCGTCGAATGTCATGTCCTGCGCCGTGATCGTCGCCAACTCTGCCCGCCACTGCGGCGAACCTTCACCGGTCAGCCTCGGGATGCGGAGTGTCTGGGAGGTCATCGGGACCACGGTCGCCCCGGCTTCCATCACACGGGAAGCGTTGCGGGCCAGATCGATAACCGTGTTCGCTAGCGGCGTAGGTACGAGGTGACCGCCTGCTGTGTTCGTTCCCTCACTGAGTGCACGTTCCTCGTCGGCACCACTCCAGTCGCCGGTGACAAGTCCACGAATGTACCGGTCGAAGCTTTCCGGGCTTGCCGTGTCCTTGGTGTGCTGATTGTCTCTACTCCAGTCGGCAACGGACTCACCGCGAGTCAGTGTCAGCTTGCCCTTGAGCGGGTGTGGTGTGGCCACAGTGTTCTGCCTCTCGGGGGAACCGAGCTCGTAATACCGGCCCTCGGGATCGGAGGCCATGGCAATCATGCGCTCGTGGGTCTTGGTGAGGTGGGCCAGGAACTGCAATTGCTCTTCTACCTCGGTGAATGCGCGTTCGGCTTCCTCATCGAGCACACCACCGGCACGCTCCAGGATGGTATTCGCCTGCCCCGCAAGCCGATTACGTTCGGCAATACGTTCTGTGACGGAGAGTCCCTTGAGGTGGTCGTACTTTGGATCGCGAACGTCCTTGATATCAAACATTTGGATTCTTCTTTCAAAGGTGGTCTATCAGAATGAATTCAAGAGGATTGAGAGTCGCTTCCGCGCCATGTCGACCGAGAGCTGAGGGGTATCGGACCGCACACCACCGACCAACGCACCCGAGTATGCGGGCATGCCCACGAGACTTACCTCCCGGAGGCTGGCCTCGGTCCTCACGATGACACCGTCGCGGGTGACCTGGCGCAGAGGACGGAAGCCGACGCTGAAGCTGTCGACCAGGCCTTCGCGGATCGCCGTCAGGGCATCCTCGGCCTCGGAGGTGTGACCCAGCTCGAACACAGCCTGCAGGCCTTCGGAGGTCTCTTCGAGTTCCACAGCACGACCCACCGGCAGCTTCCGCATGGTTTCGTGGCCAACGTAGAGCTGGATCTTCGAGCCTCTTTCGGCGATGGATCGTGCGAAGGCCCCGACCTGGAATCGCTCCAGGTAGGTTCGGCCACCCGAGTCGGCAATCGTGGTCACCTCGTTATAAGGCACCACGGTGCCCCAAATGCTGCGGCCCTCCTCGGGCACATGAACATCGAGCGAGGAGGTCCTGTAAAGGATACTGTTGTCGGACATTGGTTTTCACCTTGCTTTGCGTCAGGCGCGAGTAGTCAGCGACTCTGTGCAAGTGGCGATCACAGCTTCTCCGGGAGGTTTCCCTCGGATTCGCGCGGAATACCAAATAGCTCTGACAAATCGACCTTCTGGGTGGTCCTCGTCGCGTGAGGTTCCCCAGTGCGCGAAATACCGAGCTGGTACAGATCCTAGTACAAAGAGACCCCCGCCGCGAGAGTCGGTGTCGTGACTCGGGTAACGGGGGGAATGTCTCTCTCAGCCTGCGATCTGCTGCTGGAGTTCCCGGTATCTCCGGGCGTCCTCGCGGATGCGCTGTGCCGACTCGCGCTTCTGCCGTCGAAGTGACTCCGCATGCTGGGCGCGGTACTCGGCTGCGTAGTGGAGCTTGCACAAGCCTTTGGAGGTTGCCGGGCTGCCACACCCTTCGGCACTGCAGGTCAATCCCTTCTGCCGTTGATACTTCATAGCTCCTCCTCATCGTCATCATCACGACCAAGACCAAGTAGCCGGTCGAGTGCCACCTGCGCGCGATGTTCCCGACTCCTTGAGACAGCTACCCGGATGCGCCTGCGCTCCTCCCACGCGACGGCACTCAGGCTGTGGTCGGTGTGCTGGAGAATCGGCAGCTTGCTTTTGTCCTGCTTCATCGGATCAGCTCCTCCGGGAGTGGAGTGGTGGCGCTGGAATGAAGTCGATGCGGGACGCCGCCACAGCACTGTCACACAGCTCGTTGTAGTCGAGGCTCAACAATGGGATCGGCTTGCCGTCGTCGTCGTAGCCCCAATAGACCCGCATCCAGTTATCCCAGGGGACCAGACCGGCGTAGGGCTGCGGCGAGGTCCTCAGTCGTTCGGCCAGATCTTCTGGGTCCATTCTTTTCGTCGCTCGGTCGAGGACGTTCCGGAGTCTGGGGAGGATCTGCTCCGGCGGAACCGGTCGGGGGTGGAGTTGGGTGTAGTAGTCGTCGTTCATGACTTCGAGTCCTGTTCTGTCTCGGGGAAGTGCAGGTAGTGGATGCTCCAGACGTGACCTCGTCGACCATGACGATTGACACAGGGAACGGTGCCGGGGTCCGGGAAAAAGGAAGTCATGTGCTTCTGGCGGATCTCGAAGCCTCCGTCCACTTCGACGGCATCGGGGTCCTCGGCGAGGTGTCGCCGGTAGGCATCGAGATCTGGGTCGGGGTCGATGTAGCTCATTTCGCCTGTGTCCTTTCTGAAGGTGCGGAGGTAGGGATCACACCGGGCCGGGTGTGTTCGTGGCTGTGGGAGACAGCTGGGCGCTTCTCTGGGGTCACTACGTAGATTCGGTTCTCTGCCGGTATCGCGACGGATACGGGAACCA